ATGTGACTACGGCAAAAATTGCGGACGCCAATGTGACTACGGCAAAAATTGCGGACGCCAATGTGACTACGGCAAAAATTGCGGACGCCAATGTGACTACGGCGAAGTTGGCCGCCTTAACCCAGCAGGCGCTACTCCCCGCTGGCGCTATCATGCCATTTGCCAGGACAACTGCGCCTTCCGGTTGGTTGATTGCTGACGGTAGTGTTGTGCCTAACGGAAACGGCACGGTGCAAACTGTGACCGCAGACTACACGGCGCTTTACGCAGCGGTAGGCGCAAACTTTGGCGTTGTCGGAACGCTCCCCGATCTGCGCGGTATTTTTGTGCGCGGCAGTGGGCCGCAGACGATTAGCGGGACGGTTTACACCGGAACTTTTGGGCAGAAGCAGCAGGATCAGCTAAAAGCTCACACGCACACGGAGACAAATTACACTTTTGGAACCGCTGGAATGCAAGGGGCGAACGCAGCTAATATAAATTCTGCTACCGCAGGCTATCCAGCTACTGGGCCCGCCTTGGCATCTGGACCGGGCAGCACCTTGGTTGGCACCGAAACCCGCCCCGCCAACATCTCCCTGTTGTATTGCATCAAAATCTAATGCTCCCCTGGGAACGCGCCCGCAACTGGCATGACGAACACACCACCGAACCTTTTGAGTCCCTCCTCGCCTGGCACATGGCCCACGGCCTCGTTTTCAACACCCCGCAAGTCTTCCTCCTCGCCCACGAAGTCCACTACTCCCCAGATACAAACTCTATGACCTACGACCTCCCCCCAAACGCCTGGTTCGTCGAGCTCGCCGCCTCGGTCGGCCACGCGAACCCCGTCCGCGAATTTCTCCGCGTCGCCACCCGCCCCCAAGAGTGGGCCATCTGGCACCGCCGCAATTCTTTCCAACCACACGCTTACCCATGGGCCAAACTCGCCCGCCGCGTCGGTCTTGGAGGGACGACCTCCGTGTCGTCCGTAGCTGAAAGGGGGATAGCGTAATGGGCGGCGGTTCAGCACAAAAACCCAAAGAGCAAAAAGCTCCCCCGCAAGCACAGCCGATTAACTACGGCAAGCTCATGGCAGAATCCAGTAAAGTCTCCAAAGAGCAATACCGCGACCAGCTCAACGCGCAGATCGAAGCCTATCCGAAACTCGAAGCCCTTCAGCTCGGCACGATTGGAAAACTCTCCGATAGCCTTTCTGGCAACAATAACGCCTATACCCGGCGCGCCACCGACCAACTCATCGCCGCCGAAGACCAAGCGACCGCGCTTGGAACTATCGGCGACTACACCGAGCAACTCGGCTACCAAGCCGCCCGCGACCTCGAAGGCACCGACATTGAGCGCGAGCTACAACGCCAAGCCACCAGCGAACTCGCTCTAGGCCGCGCCCTCAGCCCCGAGCAGGAGCGCCAAGCCACCCAGCAAGCCCGCTCTGGTATGGCCGCCCGTGGCCTCGGCGTCAGCAACTCCGCCCTCGCCGCAGAAGTCCTCAACCGCGACGCCTACGCCACGGAGCGCGAAGCGAGCCGCCGGAACTTCGCTGGCTCCACCAACCAAATGCTTGTCGGCAACCGGCAAAACCGCATCGGCCAAGTCGGCAACATCCTCGGCCAGTCCGCCAACACCAGGATGAACCAAGCCAACCTCCGCAGCAGCCTCGCCGGAGCCAACATCACCATCGACCCCTACGCCCGCGCCATGAACCCCGCCCTCGGCATGGGAGCCAGCACCCTCGGCCAATCCGGCCAAATGATCGGCAACACCTACAACAACGCCACGCAAATGGCCGGCAATGTCGCTGCCGTCAACGCCTCCATGCTCGATAGCCGCTGGAACACCGTGCAAAACAACAACGCCGCCCTCCAAAGCGCCTACATGGGAGCCAAGGCCAGCGAAAATGCCGCTAACATGGGCCTCCAGGGAGCCGCCATGGGAGCCAGCGCCGTCATCGGAGCCGCCGCCGCTGCCTGCTGGATCGCCCGCGCCGCCTTCGGCACGGCCACTGCCCGGTGGATGGAATACCGCCGCGCCATGCTCCGCCATGCCAGCGACCGCACCATCCGACTCTACTGCCAGCACGGCCAAGCCATCGCCGCCGCAATCACCACCCCCCTCCGCCGCCTCGCCGCCCGCCTCACACTCCGCACGCTTCAATGGTCCTGGAACTAACCGACAAAATTTGGCTCGAAGGAGCCCAACGCGCCTGCACGCCAGAAGAAACTCTGGAGCGCATGCGCCCGCATTTCCACACCGCAGGCATTACCCGCCTCGCCGAGATCACCGGGCTCGACCGCATCGGCATCTGTGTGGCTCAGTGCATGAGGCCCGACGCCATCGTTCTTGCGGTCGATTCCGGTAAAGGAGCCACCATCGAAGCCGCCAAATGCTCGGCCATGATGGAGGGGTTCGAGCGCCATGTCGGTGAGACCAGCCGCCCGCCCCACACCCTGGCCTCTGCCGCGCAACTCGGCGACCTCGCCGAGACCCGCCTGCCCATGATCAAAGGCGCGGTCTACCACCCCTATGCCGTCATGCCCTGGACCGAGGTTTTGGGTCTGCGCAGCGGAGCGCCCCGCATGGTGCCCACCGACGCCGTGCGACTCATCGCCCGCCCCGATCCCGCTCCGCTGACCAGCATGCCCTTTGCCTACACCAGCAACGGCCTTTCCTCCGGCAATACCTACGCCGAGGCCGTCGCCGGGGGGCTCTACGAGTGCATAGAGCGCGACTGCACCGGCATCGCCCAGCGGCGCTTGCAGGATTTTCCACGCGTCGATCTCGACACCATCACCGACCCCACCGTCGCCCGCCTCGTCCGCACCCTGCGCGAGGCCGATGTCACCCCGGTCCTCATCGATGTCACCAGCGACATCGGCGTGCCCGCCTACATTTGCTATCTGATCGACTGCGACAAAGGATTTGGCGTCAACAAAGGCTACGCCGCCCACCTCGACCCCGCCATCGCTCAAGCCCGCGCCATCACCGAGACCATCCAAGCCCGCGCCGTCTGGATCGCCGGAAGCCGTGACGATTTTTTCCATCACCTCCACGAAAAGGTCAAATCCACGGACTCCGCTGCGGTCCTCGCCCGCCTCTACAAGCACGCCACCATCAGCGCCAACGCCCACCCCGACCGCTCCGGCGAGACCTTTGAGGAGGACATCGACACCCTCCTCTCCATGCTTGAAGCCGCCGACATCCCCGAGCCGCTGGTTTACGAATTTGACCACCCCTATCCCTGCTCCGTCGTGCGAGTCATCGTGCCGACCCTCGAAGGCTACACCTTCGACTACGCCCAACCCGGCCCCCGCGCTCTTTCCAAATGACACTCAAAGTTGCTGACTTCCACACCCGCTTCACCGACGGCCTCCGCGAAATCATTTGCCCTGCGAAATCCATGGAAGAGCTCATGGATCACTTGGCAAAAATTTTCCCAGCCTACCACGCCGCCGTTTATTCCGAGGGGAAAATCCCACGCTTTTACATAGTTTTCCGAAACGACGACGACATCCGCTACCTCGATGGCATGAAGACCTCCCTCTCCGAAAACGATACCGTGACCATCATGACCGCGTTCGCCGGAGGCTAACCTATGAAAATCTTCTTCGGCCCCACACGACCCAGCAATATCCCCGCCGATGCCGACCTCCGGCCCCCGGCCCAGCAAGGCGACATCGCCGCCGCCGCGCTCGAAGGGCCAGACACCCTCATCCTCCTCGACGGATTCTTCCACCAAAGCCTCGCTCCCTGGCACAAGGAGATCCTTTTTGCCATCGAGCAGGGTTGCCGCGTCATTGGCGCAGGCAGCCTCGGAGCCCTCCGCGCCGTCGAGTGCGCCCGCTACGGAGCCGAGCCCGTCGGCCTCATCGCCGAATGGTATGCCGATGGCACCTGCACCGATGACGCCGATGTCGCCGTGGCTCACGGCCCAGCCAGCGAGGACTACAAAAGCTACACCATCCCCTTGGTGAACATCCGCGCCACGCTCGACGCCCTCTCCGCCGATGGATTCCTCCCCACCGCCGAAGCCCGCAAGCACCTCGCCACCATCTCCCGCATCTACTACCCCGAGCGCACTTGGTCCGCCATCGAGGCCGTGCTCCCGGCATTGGATTTCCAAGCCCTCAAGCACAACCTCATCGATCAAAAAGCCAAAGACGCCGAAGCCGCCATCCGGCACGCCCAGCAGGCCCCGCCGCCCGCCACCCGCGATCTCCCCCAGCACATCCACACCACCTATTTCACCGCCCTCCTAGCCAACGACCTCCCGACCAGCAACGGCCAACGCCAGCACCACCTCGCCAGCGAGGCCGACCGCACCCTCGCCACCGACCGCCACCTCGTCTCCGAGCTTGCCCAAATGCTCGGCATCGTCACTACGCCCGAAGACATCTTCGCCGCCAGCACCCGCATGTGGCACCGACTCGGAATCACCGACTCGGAAACCGCAAAAGCCTGGCTCGCCGCCAATGCCTGGACCGACCAGCAATGGTTCGCCCACGCCCAACGCGAAGCCCTCCGCCAAGCCGCCCGCGATTGGCACGCCGCCAGCGGAGCCTGCCTAGATACCGTCCCACTCACCCTCGCCCACAACCTCCTCAACCCCGCCTAACCCATGCAATACGCCCCCGCCGTCACCGACCGCTCCGCCGAGATTTACGCCCAAGGAGCAAGCAACGCCACGAACATCCGAGCTCAAGGCCAAGCCAACTTTCAGAACTCCCTCACCTCCTCGTTCAACACCGCCATGGGCATGGTGAATAAGCGCATCGAGAAGAACGAAACCGACAACGCCAAGATGCAGCAATCCATGGCCAGCGGCCAGGCCATGATGAGCCTCTCCGACAACTATGGAGAGCAAGGCCAGAAATTCAAAATGTCTCTTGGCAAAGCTCTCGAAGACACCAAAGGCAACCCAGATAAAATGTCCGGCGCAGTCATGGCCCACGCCGCTGAGTTTGAAAACATGCAGCAAATAGCCCGCCAAAACGCCCAATACGACCGCGCTTATCAACTTGCTCAACAGAAAGCCGCCCTCGGCCTCGGCGGGGGCGGGGGGTCTTCGCCTATGTTTAGCGTCGATGTGGCACCTGGCGTTGACGAGGACTAGTAAAATCGTTCCATGACTCCCCAGCAAGCCGTTCTCGATTACGACCAGGTTGTGCCGCTCCCGGTGAACCCCTCTGCCGACGCTGATCCAAATAACATCATGCCCTTATCGGCAGCGTTTGATGCCGTCGATCCGGCCACCCAGCAACAACCGGTGGGCCAAGCCCTCGATGCCGTGTCGGGTCAAGAGGAGGAGCCCTACGATGCCACCGCCGCCCGGCTCGCCCAGGGAGCCAGCATTCGCATCACCAGCAAAGAACAATGGGCCGCCCTCTCCCCGCATGAGAAGGAAGTCATTCGCGCCGCCAAAGCCTCGGGCGGTCGCCTTCGCGCCAGCGATGCCCTCCGCATTTACCAAGACAGCGTGAAGCGAGCCCGCGCCTCGCAAGTTCAGACCGTAGCCCTGCCCGATGGCCGCACGGTGTATTTTGCAAATGGCCAGCGAATTGAAGCAGATAAACAACCGGAGCCTGTGAAGAAGGAAATTAAACAATCAGAAGATGGCACTTGGATGATGATTGATCCGCTTACTGGCAACGCCTTCCCGGCACGGAACGAAAACGGGGAAGCTGTTCGAGGCCCTGCGAAGCTTTCCGCCACGCAAGAGGACAACATCAAACGCCTCCAGCTCCAGAGCGAAAATGTGGGCGCTCGCCTCACGGATCTCACTCGTTTTACCGAAGCGGAATCTGTGGCCTACAACGACGAGACCGGCACCTATGAGCCTGCCGGGTGGCTCGGCGGAACGAAGGTGGCTTCCCTCCGCAAGCAACTGGAAAGCGAGAAATCCGATTTCGACAAACGCATCGAAGTCGCCATCCGCCCCGTGAACCGCTCCTCCAAATCCTCCCCCGCGCCCGCGCCCGCAGCCACACCAGCCCCTTATTCCTCGCCGGATGATGTCCGTGCCGCCCTCCGCGCTGGTAAAATTGATCGCTCCTCAGCCGTTCAAATACTTCGCACGCAGTTCAATTACAAATGACCGCCGAAGCTTTCCTCGACGAAGCACCGCTCGAAGCTGAGGCATTTCTTGACGAGGCCCAGCCAACTCCCGCCCCGACTGCGGAGTCATTCTTGGACGCTGCCGTCGAGGACGAGCCCGCCTTGCCCGCACCGAATCCCCAACTCGATGCCGCCCGCGATGCCGGGATGCGCGAGGATCAACTTATCCGCGAAGAGGGGATTTTCCCCGAGGGCAGCCAATCTTGGAAAGTCCTCGATGGCCGCATCTACATCGACCCCGCCCGCTACAACTCCGCCGTCGAGAATCTGTGGTCCGCCGGGGTGATCGACTCCGACTCCTACACCCAGCTCCAGAAAGGCACCGTGGATCAATGGGACGAAGCCACCCGCACCGTGATCCCATCGGTGGAGAAAGCCACCGCCGCCCGCCGCGACCTGGAGCGCCGCGCCGGAGCTTTCCCCGAAGCCAAAGCCGCCGCCTCCGGCTTGCTCAAAGGAGCCATGCAAACCGGAGCCGCCATCGTGGGAGGAGGAGCCGCCGCCACGGCCACCGGCTTTACTGGACCGGGGGCCATCGCCGTTGGTATTGGCGCAGGCACCGCCGCCGCGCTCGGCACCGGAGCCGCCTACGACAAGCTCCTCGAACTCTCCTCCAAGGAAAGCGACCTGCTCGATAGCTTCTACGCCGCGAACCAACTCAAGCCCGGCTACAACACCGGCGGCCAGCTCGTCTCGATCCTCGCCCCCACGCCCGTTTCCATCTCCCGCCTGGCGAATGCCGCCAATCTCATCCAAGCCGAGAAGGGCAGCGCCGCCGCCGCCAAGTTTGTCACCGGAGCCTTTGGCGCAGGCGCAGGCATTGGCGTGGCCACCGATGCCACGATCCAAGTCGGCAACCTCGGCCTCGATAAACTCCTGCATCAAGACATCAGCAAGGAAGTGGCGATGGAGCATTTCCGCCAGACCGGCGAACAACTCGCCCCCCGCCCGCAATACGACCCCGCCAGCACTGGCATCTCCGCCATCTTCGGCGGCCTCGGCGCGGGCCTCGGGGTGAAGGCTCGCAATAAAACCTACGCCCCCGAGGAATTGGTCACACTTGAATCCCAAGTCAAAACCGGACGCGCCACCCGCCAAGAGGCCGAGGACTACCGAGTCATGCGCCAAGCCGTGGATACCCTCCGCGCCGATGAACGCCTCCTCGATGCCCAAGCCATCCGCCGCGCCACCGTCGACGCCGCAGGCTTCCGCTTCCTCGATACCACCGAGATCATCAACCCCCGTTTCCAGCAATCCGCCTTGGCCGATGCGGGATTCACCCCGCCCGCTGGCCAGCCCGCCCTGGCCTACGCCGCCGAGAATCCCCAAGCCGCCGTGCCGCTTTCTGGCAGCCCCGCCGCCTACTCCGGCCAAGCCTTCCTCAACCGAGGCGGCCCCGCGCCCGCCTTCCAAGGCGGCAGCAACGCCCTGCCCGGCCCCGAGGGCGTGCCCGCTTTACCCGGCCCCGCCGCCGCGCCGTCGAACATCCTCCCCTTCGACCCCACCACCGCCACGCTGGTTGACGACATTCCCCCGAACGCCTCTACGGCCCCAGCCGCCGCAAGCGGAGCGCCCGAAACGACGGGCTCACCCGAACTGATCACCGGGGAGGGGGCCACCACTCCGCCGCCCGCCAAGCCCAAGCGCAGTTTCCCCCGCATCTCCTACGACCCCGGCGCATTTCCCATCCTTGCGGCCCTGCAAGAAAGCCCGATGCGCCCAAGCTCTAGCGGCACGGCGGGCGGCGAGAATGATTTTTGGAACGAGATCCGCCGCACCGGCAGGCACTTCGCCGAAACGCACCGCTCGACAGGCCAACCCTACGATGTCCGCGCCCAAGAACTCTTCGAGCGAGGTTTATTGCCCGACCCCTCGCCGGATACTTTGTTCAACGCCTACATGTCGGAGGTCAATAGCTATCGCCAAATCAAGGATGGCGACCCCACCGAGGCCGAGCAAAATAAAATCCAGAAGCAATACGACACCTTCACTAAGCAAGCCCTCGACCCCTCGAAGACCAAGAAATCCAACCTGCAACCGGTCACAACCAGCGACCTCAAGATCGGCGACCGCGTGAAGATTGCAGACGAATGGCTCAATGTGAAAGCCATCGACCCCGAGACCTTCACCATTTCCCTGGAAGACGGCGCAAAGTTTGGCCTCCAGAAAGTGGAAGACGGCACGCAAATGTGGGTGCAGGAAACCGAAATCTCCCCCTCACAGGATGATGGCTTCTCATTTCTTACTGAGACCGCCGCCCCGCCCGCCGCCGCCCAGCAGGCCGATCCATTCTCTGGCAATCTTTTTACCCCTGGCGAAATGCCATTCAGCCTCGACCGCCCGCTGGATGACGACAGCTTAAAGCTCCAACGCGAAGCCGACGAAGCCAACCGCCAGCAAGCGGCGGAGGAGGAGGCGCAGAAGAGCCAAACCAACATGGCTTTCGCCGATGCCGGACCGCCCGCCAAATCCTCCCGAGGCGGCAAGACCATGGCCGACGCAGGACCGCCCGCCCCGCTCCTCTCTACCACCGCCACGCTCCCCAAGCCACCGCTCGAAACCTACAACGACGCCCAAGTCTTCGCCGACTTCCCCGATGCGGTGGGCGTCTCCCGCGCTGACACTGGCGTCTGGACCATGCCGGTGATCCTCGGCGGCATGGATAAGGTGCCGATCATTGAAATGCCGGAAGCGATGGAGTTTTTCAAAAGCCTGTCTGGAAACAACCCGCAAATCCGTGTGCCGCGCAAGCGTGGAGCATTGGGCACATTCCTGCCTGCGGGCAACGGCTACATCACGCTGCGCCCTGATCTTATCGCCGCAGGCGGTGAGGCTTCTGCCAACATGGTTTTCATGCACGAGGCCGGACACTTCATCCAATTTATGGATGATTTCAAAATGCAGAAGGGCAACCTCCTTGGCATCATTGCCGGTGTTCGCTCGACCAAACATTCGATGCCGCTTGATCCCGTCGCCGTGCAGGGAGAAGCGATCAGCAAGAAACAACGCGAAGCTATCCGCCAGCGGGCCGAGGAAGATTTGCGCGTCTCGCTGGAAGGCGAAGTGCGCCGTGTGCTGGTGGAGGAGCCGGTCTATGCGCAAAGCGGAGTGACGCCAGAAATCGTGAAGGGTCTCTTCGGCCTCGATGCCCGCGAGCAATGGCCGGAACTCTACGACTGGTTTGCCAAGCAGGACGGGGGCACGAAGAAAGCCATCGTCAAGCAAGCCATGAAAGGCATCGTCGATTCGCGCTTGGAGAAATTCCAAATCCAAGGCGAACAAATTGGCACGACGACCCGCGAGGAAGTCCAGAATATCGGTGGCCGCGAACCGACTCCAGACGAACTCCGCGAGGCATTCCACGCCGCCATGCGGGCCGAGATGGCTGCAAGAAATGTCGCCGACTTCAAATACATCCGGCAAGAACTGATCGACCTGACAAAATGGTGGAAACCTTTCGACATGGCGAAAACGCCGGACGACTACATCAAATACCGTTTTAGCGCCGAGGAGCTTTTCGCCGATGCCATGAGCGTGCTGATGAACAGCCCGGCGGATCTCAAAACCCGCGCTCCTATTTTTTACGAGACCTTCTGGAACCACCTCGACAGCCGCCCGCAGGTCAAAGCCAAGCTGGTGGACATCTACGACCGCATCAACAAAGGCCGGTCCAGTGTGCTGGAAAAACGGCAGGCCAGAGATTGGGAAAACTATGCCAAAGGAGACCAGGCATTCCTCGATGCTTTTAACAAAGCCACCTCCCGCCGCACTTCTTTGACCGGCCTCTGGGATGATATACGCGATCAATATTGGGATGAATTTTTTCCGCTGACATCGGCCATCGACAAGGCCCGCGCCGAAGGAAAGCTGCCCTCGGCCGAGGACGATCCCTACCGCTACCTCACCGAGGAGCACCCGATGGCCGACAGCCGCCTGCAACTTCGCATGATGGATATGCAGCGAGTCCTAATCGGGCTGGACGAGGCAGGCATCAGTCGTTTCTCCCTCGATGATTATCTCATCTACACGCGCATCGCCCGCGAGAAATACGAGGTGAAGGAAATGGTAGATGGAGAAATGCAAACCATCGGCTACGAGCAAAGCCCCACCAAGTTCAACCCTGGCGGAGAGACCGCCCGCACCGCTCAGGAACGGCTCGACTACATGCAAGCCAATATGAAGCCGGAGCAATGGGCCGCACTAGAGGCATCGGCCAAGGCTTTCCGCGAACAATTCCAAGATGTCCTTAAATTCTATTGGGAAGAAGGGATGCTCACTGATGACTTGTGGCAGAAATTTTCCACCAACGAGAACTACGCCACTTTCACCGTGCTGGACTATGTGAAGCCATACACCTCCAGCCGCATGGTAGGGCGCAAAGGAACGGTTAAAGCTGTGGCCCGTCCGACCGTGGAAATGCCCAAGAAATTGGTGTCGATGTTTCGCGCCGCGCAGAAGAATAAATTTAACCGCGTCATGGGTGGCCGCCTCGTTCAGGCCAGTGCAGAAATCGCCCGCCCTGCACCCATGCGATTCAATGGGAAATTCATGGAACCCAAGCCGCCGAGCGAATCCGGCTGGAAGCTGGTGACATGGCGAGAGAAAGGGCAGCTTGTCGGCGCTCACATCCAAGACCGATGGGCCGCCGCGCTCGACCAGCATTCCCCGGCAATGGGCGACGCCATTCTCAAATCGCTGAATTGGGGATTCCGAAACAGCATTTACAACCTCATCATCAAGTGGAATCCAAACTTCCAACTTTTCACCGGCCCTACCAAAGATTTTGGCCGGGCGCTTGTAAACCAACCGGGAGGCATCAAAGGCCGTGCGGCGCTTGTGAAGAACATCGCCAAAGAGGTCTTGGAACTTTCTAAAAGCCGCGACGGGCGGCGAGTGCTGATGGAATTTACCGGAACCACCCTGTCAGGCATCGCCGGAGCCACGGGCGGGGCGGCAGTAGGAACCGTGGGAGGAGTCCCTGGCATGGTTATTGGCGGTGTGGTGGGCGGGAATGCTGCCAGCTACGCGGGATTTTTCGCCGGGCGAGTCTTTGCCAACGCTCTCGAATCTTTGCCATGGCTGCCGGATGATCCTACGGCCTCGGTAGATTGGGCGAGGGGAGACATTGGCCGATCCGCCCTCATGCGGGAGATGATCGAGAACTACGCCATCGGTGGGCCGTGGGCCTACCTCGGTCGCGGAGTCGCCAACGACAACCCGGACCAAGCTATCGACGCTCTGATGGGAAAATTCCATGTCGGAGGAGAGCCCAAGCCGCTGCCGTGGATTTATCGCCAAGTCGCCAACTACCTCAACGATGTCGAACTGGCTGGGCAAATCCTCCAGAACATTCCCAAAACCTCCAGCTACAAAACGAACACGCGAACGCTTGGAATGGATAAAGCCAAGGCCGCGTATTGGGTGCGAAACCACATCGGCCTGCCCAACACCTACAAAAAGGGCAAGCACATCGGGAACTTCCAAGCCCTCGCCCCCTTTGCCAATATCTTTGTCCGGTCCTTTGAGTCGATGGGCAAGCTCATCACAGGCCGCGAAGGCAAAACCATGTCTTGGCAGGAATATGTGCTGGCGTTCTTCATCGCAGGCGGCGGAGTCGCTGCCATCATGCAGCGTCTCGCTAAAGAGGGAGTGCTTGGCGAAGACCTTGCCAAAACCTACGCCGGGTCGAGCGAATACGACATCTCCAACAAAGGCATCGTGCCACTCGGCACCGTGGATTCCCCAACCGGCACCAAGTCCGCTCTGCTGACTCTGCCCTTGGATGAGAATAACCGCTTGTTCTTTGCAACTATTTCCAAGCTGACAAAAGCCATGGTGCGCATGGCCCAAGGCCGCCCGCTCGATGTCGAGGGATTCGACATCATCAGCGGATTCACGGCTACCCTGCCCGGAATGAATCCTGTCGTGGAAGTGGGCGACAAGTGGGGGCAATTTTTCACCGGAAAATCCCCGGTCAACCACCGCAACCAACCCATCCTTTCCGAAGATGAGCAAAAGGCCGGTGGCTTGTATGCTTTGAAACCGATGCTCGGCTGGACGCTGAATGAAACCGGCGTTTCCAATTTCTTCAAATACGATCCCCGCGCCAACACCTACACCGAAGCAGCCATCGGAGCAGTCCCGGCATTCAACCGCTTCTTCAAGATCACTGACCAAGGCACCCGCGAAACCATGCGCACCGCGCAAGCAGGCGAAGACAAATTCAAAGCCATCAAGCGGCTCGACATGCCAGCCCAGGTCAAAGCCCTTCGCCAAGAATACTACTGGCTGCGCTCACGCGGGGATGCCCGTAATTTCCGCGAGGAGGACCGCTATCGAGAGCTGCAATCTTTTGAGAATCTTTTCCAAAGCCGAATGGAAGAAGCCGACACCGCAAACACTCTCGGCAATCAAGCGGAAGTGAACTTCGCCATCCGCTCCATCATCCAAGAAAGCCAGCTCTACAAAGCCCGCTAAAGCGGCTTCGGGCTTTCGAGCAGGCCGTAGTAGTGGTTATAGACGACCTCGCGGCTGTCGCGCAGGAGCTTGGCCGCGACCTCGATCCCGTCGCGCAGCACAATGGAACTGCCGAACTCCTTGCGGAGATTGTAAGCGCCCTTGCTGCCCTCGGGAATGAATCGGCGGACAAACTCGTTGATCTCGTAGTGGGTGAGGTTGAAGGCATCCGTCTTGCTCGTCCTCGGAATCACATACTCGCTCTCTTTCCCAAGGGCCGCTTGGATCAAACGCATGAGCCGGGCCTTGAAGGGCACGCGCCCGTATTTTCCATTTTTCGATTTCCAATTATCCCGCCGGATCATGGCAAGCTCGGCTTTGTTTTTGTCTTTGAACTCGACCCACTCCCAACGCAATTCCTCGACCTCGCTATTGCGTAGCCCCGCTTTGCGCATGAGCCAGTAGCAGGCCCAAACCCTCGGATTGCTGCGGCGCAGGGGAATCCTCGCGGCGCGGTCCATGGCACGGATAACCGACCGCTCGACCGGCTCATAACTCTGGTCAGGGGCCGCGCCGCCCGAGACTTTCCAGAACTCTTCGAGGTTCGGGAGTTTCAAATCTTTGAAAATGTCCATGCGGCGCTTCGCCACCACCTGCCGCACGGCCTGCACATCGGAGCGTGTGCCGCTCTCGGACTTGCCCGCTTGTTCTTTGGCCTTGATCCAAGCCCGCATCGCCTCGGCGGTGAGCACGGCATGGGTGGAAACCTCACGCCAATCCTCCTGCCCGCTGGCCTCGCGCACAAAGGCCGCAAAGCGAGACGCCGCCTTGGTCTTCGATGCCTCGGGGCCGTGGAGCTTGAACAAATCGACCACCTCGCCGCACTTCGCAAAGCCGGGCCGCTTCACCACCGCCGCGAGCTTGTGCTGGTCCTCGCTCACCAGCGCCGCGTGAAGCTGCTTGGCCTTCGCGATCGCCGCCATCTTGCCCGCCGCCGTGTGCTGGTGAACGCCGGTGGAGTAGGCGGGCCGCTTGCCATTGAGCTGAACGCGATAATACCAGGTATTTTTCGCCTTGATCCAATCGACTGAAATCTCGCCGTGTTTTCTCATAGGATAGTCACCACTTGGGTCGCCACTTTGGTCGCCACTTTGACTCGAAAATTAAAGCACATACGGCATAGAAAGCATGAAGTGTTTTTAGAAGTCACAAGGCAACCTTCTTATATTTCACTAGGGAAAAGGACAGAAGGTCGCCACTTTGCGGGAAACGAGAGAGTGCAGCCGATAGGAGTCGAACCTATAACCTTCTGATCCGTAGTCTCGGAATGTGGAATTGGTAATGAATTGGTTATGGATAAGGTCGCCACTTTGGTCGCCACTTTACATTTTAATTCGGCGGCGTTCTTCTTCGGTGGGTTGGGTGGGGCGTCCGGTGGCTTGGTTGAGTTGCTGGCGTATCCAGGCGCTTAATTTTTCGGGGTGGGAGGCTCGTATCCAGGCGGATTTTTCTTCGGGCCAACAGAAGAATTGGATTTTGGCGGTCATGTTCTCGGCTTCGGGGTCGCGGGCGGCGTTGCGTTTGCCGGTGTTTCCGTGGAGTTGTTGGTCGTTCATCGTGTGGTTGGATATTTGAGTAGGATTGTCTCGGCTCTTTTGATGGCAATGACAAGAAACTCGATGTTGATTTTTGTGGCAATGGGGTTCTCGATCTCTTGCGTGACGCGTTTGGCGCAGTCGGTGAGTAGGGCGAGGGTGTTGTAAAATTTGAATGCGGGG